AAGTTATTAAGACTCGTGAAGATGGAACTCTAGCAGTTGACTATTCAAAAATGGTTCCTCTACTAATTGAAGCTATTAAAGAACTAACATCTAAAGTTGAAGATCTTCAGAATCAATTAATGAATAAATAAGTAAGAGGTATTCAAAATGTCGCAAACCGCTTACTTAGATATTGACCAAGGATCTGACTTTACAGCCATATTCGAATTGGAGAACGATGATAGTACTCCAATGAATCTATTTGGATTCACAGTGTATTCGCAATTCCGTAAGAGTTATAACTCACAAATTGGTTATAACTTTGTTGCAACTATCGTAGATATAAACACTGGAAAAATATCAATTTCGCTATCGGGTACTGCGTCTAGCGCTATTAAACCTGGAAGATATCTATATGATATCGAGATACGCGGCCCTGGAACTACTAAGACTCGAGTTGTTGAAGGCATCATTACTATCAACCCAGAAATTACTAAGACACCTGTATGAAAGTAAAAGTAAACACCAATCCGCAAGCGAGTAATGTAGTTTCTGTAGGTATACAAGGTCCTTCTGGTAGTGCTAACTTTTACATCAGTCAGTCACAAGACGTAGACGTTTCTAATTTACTAAATGGTTCTGTGTTAGTATACGCGACGCAGTCTAATAAATGGAAAGCTACAGTGTTGTTGGATACACAAAATATAGAGTGCGGACAATATTAAGGAACGTAAATGTCATCAATAATTAGAATAAAAAGATCAGGAAGTTCTGGCGCACCTAGTCCAGGTTTAGCAGCAGGCGAATTAGCGTATTCGTTTGCTCCTGGTAGTGTACAAGGTAATGATAGACTGTACATTGGTACAGGCACAGAAACTAACGGTATCGCAAGTGGCTTAGCAATTGTAGGCGGTAAGTACTATACCGATATGATGGGTCACGCGAAAGGTACGTTGACTGCGTCTTCTGCTCTTATTGCAGACTCAAACAAGAAATTAGATAATCTTAAAGTTGATAACTTAGACCTTAATGGAAATACTCTTATCTCCACAGATACGAATGGAGATATCAACATCACTCCTGATGGAACAGGTTCTACACGTATTAAGAACCTTGTTGCATCTGCGCAGATCATTACGAATCTTACAGCAACTAGAGTTCCATATGTAGGTGTTAATAGCACTCTCACTGATAGTAACAATTTTACTTGGAATAATGGTCAGAATACATTAAACGTAACTGGTGTTGTTACAGTTGATAACTTACAGTTAGATGGCAATACACTTTCTGCTACTAATTTAAATGGTGATATTACGCTTACTCCTGCTGGAGTAGGTTCGGTTATCGTTAGTACGACTAAAGCTCTTGTTATTCCAGTTGGTCAAAGCAGTGAGCGTCCAACGACTGGTAATAGTGGTCTTGTAGCAGGTGCTATTCGTTACAATACAACCATCACTCAGTTTGAAGGTTACTCTGGAACGAACTGGGCAAGTCTTGGTGGCGTAAAATCAGTTGATGGTTTAACGTACATCTCTGCCGAATTGACTCCTGCTGCATCTGATGATACACTAAGATTCTATTCTAATGATGTCTTACAGATGTCTTTGGATACAAACAGTCTAGACATTTCTAATACTGTTGGAACTACGAACTTTAATGCTAACACAACATCTACAACTACAGCAAGTGGTGCAGTAGTAATCGTAGGTGGTGTAGGTATTGGCGGCCAATTAAACGTTGGCGGATTAGTTAATAAATTCACAGGTACTACTGAATCTACATCCACTGACACCGGAACTGTTATAGTTACAGGTGGTGTAGGTATTGGTGGAAGATTAAACGTAGAAGGTAACACTTACGTTAAAGGTAGTTTCACCGTTGCTGCTGAAGGAGTACCTTCCGCTGTTAACATCGAAGCTTCTACTTTAAATCTGCAATCTACTCAAGATGCTACGATTGGTGTAAGCACTAATAGTTCTACATCATATACTCTTACTCTTGATGCTGTAAATTCTGGTTCAGGAAATGCACACTTAGACATCAACGTAGATAATACATTTACACTTGATGCTACAGCGATTAGTATTGATGCTACAGATGATAGCAACTTCACAGTAACTGCAAATAGTTCAAGCGATAAGACACTTGCAATTGATTCTATTAACACTGGAACAGGCGAAGCAAGAATCACAGTTGGTACTGTAAGCACTGATAAGTTATATCTAAAGACTAATGCTACAACTGGTCTAATTGACGTTGCTGCAGCAACTGTTGCAAGTACTGCAGTCGATACGAATATCAATTCTGACAGTATTGATATCGTTACTACAGGTTCTTCCGATGTAACGAATCTAACAACTGCAGACTTTAATGTTAATGCAAATACAGTTGATATTATTGGCAAGAACGGTTCTGCTAATTCTACTGTTAACATCACTGGTCAATTAAACGTAGACAATTTACGTTTAGATGGAAATGTGATTTCGTCTGTTGATGGATCCAATACAATTACTATTGATCCAGCGCCAACTAATGATAATGGCGGATTGTTAATTATCAAAGGTAACTTACAAGTTGATGGTACTACAACTACTGTCAATTCAACTACAGTTACAATTGATGATCCTATCTTTACACTTGGTGGAGATACTGCGCCAGAGGCTGATGATAATCTAGATCGTGGTATCCTTTATCGTTGGTACGATACTGGTGCTAAGATTGGTTTCTTTGGTCTTGATGATTCTGCACAGGAATTTGTATTCATTCCAAATGCAACCGATACAGGTTCAGTATTAACTGGAACTCTTGGTAATGTAGCATTTGGCAATCTACGTCTTGATGGCGCAACTGCTTCGACCGACACAACTTCAGGTACATTGAAAGTTGGTGGTGGTGTAGGTATCACCGGTCAATTAAATGTAGGTGGAACTGTTAACAAGTTCACTTCTGGTGAAGATACTTCAAGCGTTACAACTGGTGCACTTGTAATTTCAGGTGGTGTAGGTATCAATAAATCTCTATACATTGGAGATAATATCACAGGTTCTGGAGATTACTCACTTGGAACACTATCAATCATCAATAACTTTGAGATGGATGGCGGAACTTACTAATTCAATTAGTAGATAAATATAGGGAGACTTGTTAGTCTCCCTTTTTTCTTTCCCTTATTAGGAATGTTATGGCAAATAAGATCATACTTAAGAAGTCCTCTGTTGCAGGCAAAATCCCATTAATCACTGACTTAGCGTACGGTGAAGTAGCACTAAACTACACCGACGGTAAACTCTATTATAAGAACGCCGATAACACTGTTGGTCGTTTAGATTCTTTAGCGATTGCTGAAGTCACTGGTGAACCAATGGGTATCGAGAATAGAGCAGATTCTACTATCTCGTTTAATAACACCAACAGAACTTTCTCCATAACTCCTGTAAATAGTTCTTTCGTAGTATATGTAAAAGGTGAGAAATTTACTTTCACTACTGCGCAGACAGTACAAATTGGTACTAACTCTGGCATATATTATATCTACTTTAATGCTGCTGGTCAATTATCGCAAAAGACTTCATATTTCGACTTTGAAAATGATGCAATGGTTTCATACGTGTATTGGAACGCCAATACTAGTATTGCAACATTTGTTGCTGATGAACGCCACGGTACTACATTAGATTGGCAAACGCACGAGTATTTGCATAGAACTCGTGGTGCAGCATTAGCTTCAGGATTTGTATCATCTAATTACATCGTTGGTGGTGATGGTTCTTTAGATACTCATGCACAATTTGATCTTGGTGGTGGTACTTTCTTTGATGAAGACATTCAAGTAGACATCACTCATAGCAATACGCCAACTCCAAATACATGGGAGCAGGATCTTCAAGGCCCAGCACGGATTCCTATATTCCATTTGAATGGAACCGGTGCGTGGGTCATGGATGCACCTACAAACTTTCCATTAAAGCAGGGTACTAATCGCCCACAATATAATAATTTCACGGGTGGTGTTTGGACTACTGCTGATGTAGACAATAATAAGTTCACTGCTACGTGGATTCTTGCTACCAATAACATTAACTATCCCGTCATTGGTATTATTGGTCAACACGCAGCTGATAGTGAGAGTACAGTAGAAGCACTTACACTTGCAGATCTAAGTCTTCCTGGATTCCCAGTTGCAGAATACAGACCTCTGTATAAATTAATTTGGAAGTGCGTTACTGCGTACACAAACACTCCATCAGCACGACTAGAATCTATCTGGGATTTAAGAGCAGTATCAAGTATCTCGTCAGTTGCTGCAGTCAATGCAACTGACCACGGAAACTTATCTGGTCTTAGTGATGATGATCACTTACAGTATGTGCACATGTCTAGTGCAAGAACTGTAACAGCTGATCATACATTCTCGGGTAATCTAACATTCAGCGGAACAGTAAACCTTCCAAACTCAGGTGTAACTGCTGCACAGTATGGTTCATCTACTGCAATTCCAGTTATCACTGTTAATGCTGACGGTTTAGTAACTGCATTAAGCACTGCATCAATCACTACAGCATTGACTATTGCAGGCGATAACGGTGGCACCGATTCAGTATCGCTTGCTTCTGATACTCTAACTATTGCAGGTGGAACAGGTCTTACTACTACACGTGGTGATAACGTAATTACAGTTGACCTCGATAACACTGCAGTAACTGCAGGATCATATGGTTCTACAAGCGCAGTTCCAGTTATCACAGTCGATGCTCAAGGTCGTATCACGTCAGCAAGTACTACTGCGGTCGCAGGTGTTTCGGGTCTTTCTTATAATGGATCTACAGGTGTACTTACAGTAAGCACATCTGCAGGAACAGACTTTACACAAGATCTTGGCGTAGGATCTGCTGATTCTCCTACATTTAGCGCACTCACTGTTACGAATGGTGCTACACTTGGAAGTGCAACGATTGGCAATACAGTTATCACTTCAACATCAGTGACTACATCTTCTACGACAGCGAGTCAAGTGCTAGTAGAACTTTCAACTGGAACTTATCGTTCAGCAGAGTTTCTAATCTCAGCAATTGATGCAACGACATCACGCGCTCAAACTACAAAACTTATGGCAATTCACTTAGGTGGTGCAGTAGACTATACAGAATATGGTAATATATTCATGAACGGTTTACTTGGTTCATTTGCAGTTATACATGATACGCCAAATAATAGAATGACACTAGTAGTAACTCCAACTCTTGCATCAAGCACTACATTCAGAGTTACTACTACGGCGACAAAAGTATAAATATTAAAATAATTAGGGGATAGGGAACCTAACATGTCAAATAAGAAATTCAATGCGCGTCATGGCGTATCGGTTGGTACCACGCCAGTTGATGTCATTGACGATACAGGTGCAGTATTAACAAATGCAGCCACCGCCACAAAGTTACTAAACTCGCGTACTATCTCGATCTCGGGAGATGTAGTTGCCACAGGTTCATTTGATGGATCTGGCAACTTAGATCTCGCTGCGACGATTCAGGCAAATTCAGTTGCGCTGGGAACAGATACGACTGGTAACTACATGGTTGACGTATCACCAGGAACTGGTGTTTCTGTTTCACATACTCAAGGTGAGGGTTCTACTGCAACTGTTTCCATTGGTCAAGCAGTTGCTACCACTGATAATGTAACATTTAATAACCTAACTCTTGCAGGTGAATTGCGTGGTCCTGCTACTTTTATTATCGATCCTGCAGCAGTAGGTGATAACACTGGTAAGGTTGTCATTAAAGGTGACTTACAGATTGATGGTACGACTACCACAATTAATTCTACTACGCTTACAGTAGACGATTTAGTTCTTACTCTTGGTGGAGACACTGCTCCATCGTCAGACGATACGTTCGATAAAGGTATTGAATATAGATGGTTTGATACACAGGCACGAGTAGGCTTCTTTGGTTTTGATCGTAGCACTGGTAAGTTAACATTCATTCCTCAATCGTCTTTGAGTTCTGGAGTTTATTCTGGAACGACTGGCGAAATTGATGCCAAGCTTGATTGGTCTAATGTTTTAAACAAACCAACAATCGATAATACTACATATAATCAATTAGCAGTTACAACAACTGGTGGTGCTCTATTACGTTTAAATTCGTCTGGTGGCGCAAATGACGATGTCAAATTTGCATCAGGAACCAACGTAACAGTTGCATATACTAACGACGACACTATCACAATTAGTTCTTCTTATATTGATACTAACACTACATATAGTGTAAAAGCATCGGCACAAACTAATGGTGCTGGAATTGACTTAGACGCGGGTGGCTCTGGATCAGGAACAGACACTGTAAAAATTCTAGGATCTGGTGGAACGACTGTAACACAAACAGATGCAGATACTATCACTCTTAGTTCTACAAGCGTAGGCGATGGCGCTTTAACAGTATCTAGTAGTGCTGGAGCTACTAATACTGGAGTAGCATTAGCATTGAGTGGATCGTATAGTGCTAATACATCAACTGCTAGAAGTCTTAACTTTGCAGTAGGCCCAGCTATTACTGCGCTTGGTACTTTCATGACAACCGCCACGGCCGGTTTCATTAGACGCACTGGCCAAGACACTTATGGTATTGATACTAATACATATCTAACTTCTTATACTGAATCTGATACACTTGCAACTGTCACTGGTCGCGGCGCAAGTACATCTACTAATATTACATTAAGTGGAGGTACTACAAGTCTTGGTCATGCTACTCTCAACACGTTAACTGCTAGTACAGGTAGTCTTACGATTAAAACTGCCGATTCGACAACTGCTGATAGTAGAACAATGTTTATCTCTACAGGTAATACATCTGCTGCTGGTTTTGCTACTGGTAATTTGACTATTAGAACTGGAAGTTCAACTGGACTAAGTGGTGGTTACGCAGGCGATATTTTAATTTGGCCAGGAAATTCTGATAGTACGCCAGCACAGACTGCTATACGTGGCGGCGCATCTGTAAGTGGTAATACAACCTCTGGTCAACGTGGTGATGTTAACATTACTGGTGGCGATAACACTAGTAATGTGACTAGTGGAACTGTAGCTGCTGGATACGTTTATATTTTGGGTGGTACAGTTTCTAACACTAGTACTAACGTCACCAAATACACGGGCGGAATTTACATAAGCGGTGGTGGTTCTGGCGCTGGAGGTACGATTAGTTATGGTTCTGTTAACATTGGTAGCCTAGGACAAGGCACTACTTATGGAACTAGTGAGATTAACATTGGTGTAAGTGGTATAGTCACTACAATTAATGGTACTGTAAAACTTCCAAACGTAGGAACTTCTGGTTTTGTTAAGCTTGGAGCTGGTGGTCAATTATCTGCTGACACTAATACGTACTTAACATCATACACTGAATCTGATACACTTGCAACTGTAACTGGTCGCGGAAATACTACAACTACAGCTGCAACATTTGGAGGCTTAGTGACTGCTGGTCAAGCAGGATTCTCTAGCGCTACATATGCATCTGGTCGTAATAGAATATGGAGTTTTGCAAACTCTGATGCGTATGGCATAAGTTACTTCCAAGGTGCTGGTGGATACGCAAGTAGTCTTGATATGTTTGGTCTCCACTTTGGAACTGCAACAGTTGCTGCTAGTCAATTCTCGTTTGTTTCAGATGGTAGACTTATAACGACTGGGAACATCGGCAGCACATCTACTACAGTTTTAAACCTTGCCACAGCTGGTAATACTGGAACATGGATTGGCGCTATACAAGATGGTACTACTGGATGGAGTTTAAGTGGTGCGTCAATAGGTTTAAAATCAGATAACACTACATATGCTGCAATAGGGATTGGCGCTGGAAATGGTATTCTATACTTTGCAAGAACTACGGCTTCAGGTGTTGGCACAATGTCGTCGTGGCTTGAAGTTGATAGTGGCGGTGTTGCAAACTTTAAGAGAGCTCGTCCTCAACACAATGGATCTAACTTAGCGCTAGTTAGTGAAATCCCAACTGTAAGTTATCCAGTAACAAGCGTTTCTGGCACTGCTCCAATTACAGTATCCCCTACAACGGGCGCAGTTGTAGTATCACATGATGCATCTGGCGTTACTGCTGGAACATATAATAACGTTACAGTTAATGCTACTGGTCACGTAACTGGTGGGTCTAATACATCTTATTTAACTGCAGAAGCCGATACGCTATCAACTGTTGCTACACGCGGTAACTCATATATTAATGCTTCGCTTGGTGGTATTTCTATAGGTGAAGCGTTTGCAAACTATGATGGTTGGAGTACACAATTAAATGTTCATGGAGTTGGTGGTCATTCTAGAGTTAACGTAAAAACTGATACTGTTCGGATGGGTGTATACGCGCATAACTCTTGGAATTCGGTGAGTGGAGTAGCACAAGGTGGATTTGTAGGTACATATAATAACTATCCGTTATCGTTTCTTGTTAATACAACACAAGTTGGTGTGTTTAATACTAGTGGAAACTTTGGACTTGGAATAACCTCTCCAACAGCTAGAATACATGCAGTTGGTCCACTTTCTGGTTCTGGCGGATATGCTGGTATATTTGAAAATACAAGCAATGGTGTAAGTGGTGGTGGTTACTTGTTTCAAAATAATAATAGTAACCACTCATGGGGAGCAGTCGCTGAGTTCAGAACGATTACTGGTGTAGCTGGTGCGGATAGACCTTCAGTTATATTTTCATCAGATAAAGAAAATATGTCTTGGTCTGTTGGGTTTGTTAGTGGCACAGACAGTACTTTCCGAATTACTAAAAATCATGGGCACCGTGCGCAGGCGGGCAGTTGGGAAGATAACGCATCTGGTTGGGGTACTCCATATTTAACTATTACTACAGCGGGTGTTGTCAATGCTACGACTACATTGCAACAAGGTGGTAATCAAGTTCTTCACGCAGGTAACTACACTTCTTACGCAGCTACCTCTAACCATAATCACCAATACAATGTAAATAACGATTGGTTGCGCGATAATAACGATGATGCTAACGTTAAGTTATATGGTAACACTCGTCAGATGGCATTCCGTACTGATGGCACTACTGAATATGCATCAGGTGTAGGCGGGTATCCATTTGCTTGGATGTATGGCGCAGATGCAGCAGCTAATAGATTAATGCTATTGAATACCACAGGTGATATGTGGACATCTACGAATGGATGGTTAAGTGCTGCGTTAGCGGCTAAACAAAATACTGGAAGTTATTTAACTGGTGAATCTGATACACTTGCAACTGTAACTGGTCGTGGCGCTACAGCTTCTGTTCCAATTAGTATTGATGGCGGTGTGAATAATGCAACTAATGATGCTACACTATACGTTACTGCTACTAATAATAACGATTGGGGTTTAATCGTTAACAAATATAACAGTAGTGCTACTGAATATGGTGTAGACATAAGAGTAGGATCAGGTGCTGGTTATGCGCTAAGAGTTCAAGGTAATAATTCAGATGTATTTAGAGTAACAGGTGCTGGTAATGTTATTGCAACTGGTTCTCTTTCAGCTGCATCTAAATCATTCTTGATTCCTCACCCAACTAAAGAAGGTTGGAAGCTACGTTACGGTTCTCTTGAAGGTCCAGAGAATGGTGTATATATTAGAGGTAGGTTAAAAGGCAAGAACAAGATCGAGTTGCCAGAATACTGGACAAAACTAGTTGATCCAGATTCTATCACAGTAACGTTGACACCTATTGGTAAGCATCAAAAACTTTATGTAGAAGACATTGCTGACAACGTAGTTACTGTTGCAAATGATGGTTTCTTCGCGGGTGAAATCAATTGCTTCTTTGTTGTATACGGTGAGCGTGTTGATATTGATAAATTAGTAGTGGAGTATGAATAATGATTACCGAACTAAAGGATTTTTAACATGTCAGTTGTTTATGGAACTTCTGAATCTTGGAGAGATTTATCAAAAGCTAACGCGCGTAACGATCTTATTGGATCGCAGTTAACCTATGCTATAGATTTTAATAAAAAGTTATCGTATCCAGGATCTGGTTCTACTGTAAGTGATTTGCAGGGCACTATCTCTGGCACATTTACTAATGGTCCTATATTCAATAATAGTTATGGCGTAAAATATTTAACATTTGATGGGTCAAATGATTATATCGCGATTAATGATTTTACACTTCCTACAGTGTGCAGTGTATACTTTTCAATACGCACTACTTCTGCAGGACAAATAGGATTATTCTCACATTGGAGTGGCGGTCCAGTTAACGTAGGTTATGGATTGAGTGGTGGCAAATTACAATACATTCAATACGATAGTCAATGGAATTATTATTCAAGCACTGGAGCATCAGTGAATACTGGTAAGTGGGTGCATCTTGCTTTTATTCGAACAAGTTCGACTAATATGCTTATGTATGTGGATGGTGTACTCGATTATACATTGAATGTATCCTCACCTCGTTCATTAGGTGGAGGTAACATGGGTAGCATTGGAATGTATTGGGGTTGGGGAAATTTCAATGGAGATTTTGGTGCTATGCAAGTGTACGGCAATGCAGCGCATTCAGCTGCAGAAGTCTCTAGACAATATCAGATATCGCATAGTAAGAGGTACGGAACATGAGTTTAGAAGGATTAGATGATTTGACAACACCGCCAGAAGAAGTTACTATACGACTTTCTTTTTGTATGCCGTGTGAAAATAATGTGCTTGACGTTATTTCTAAATGTAAGCAATGCGATTGCCCGATATCAAGTCTTGCATCTATGTCGTTTAAGTCATGTCCTATAGGAAAATGGTAATATGGCATTAACACATTCACCTAAAATTGTTACAGATGGATTAGTATTTTATTATGACATGATGAATACTAAAAAGTCTTGGAAAGGACCTCCAGTCACTAATCAGTTTACACTACCAAGTGCTGCTGTTAATGGGTTTGGCGTTGAAAATGATATTTTTACGCGCATATATGCTGGAACATATGGCGACTATGATATACAACCATCAGACTATGTGTGGAGATATAATGTTAATGGCAGCGCATGTCCTTATCATGGATGGGATATATCAACACCGGCCGGCACAGTTGTAACTTTCTCTTTTGATTATTTCATAAGTCCCAACATTATTGGATATCCTTCAACGAATCATTTAGCAGCTTTTGAAAACTTGGGCAGTGGAGTGAGCGGCGCGTATGCAGATCCTACTCCAAGTATAATTGGAGTATGGAAAAGAGCGTATTTTAGTTCAACCGCGAGTGCGACCGGTAGTTCGCGCTGTTTGTTATATCCAGGTGCATGTGGTGGCCAAGTTGCTACTGGTACTGGATTTGTTTTATTTAAAAATCCACAAGTCGAATTTAATGCGCCTGGTGGAATTCCTACTCCATTCGCTGGTGTAAGTAGAAGTAACAGTGCATCAGTAATAGATCTCATTGGAGGAAATACGATTACAGTAAATTCTTTGACGTATAATAGTGACGGAACATTTCGGTTTAACAATAGTGATAATAAAATGACGTTGAATACGAATTCACTAATAAGTGGCGCGTCTGATTATACGATTGATGCTATAATTAGACCCAATATTGCGAATAGCACTGACTACATATTTGGCAACTATGGCTCTGCTAATAGTGGTGGTTTAGAATATTACGTTAATCAGAATAAAGTTAACAACTACATTCAGGGTAACGTACAATCTTCAACTACATTAACACCTAACCAGTGGTATTCTGTCTGTGTTACTAGAAGTGGTAACACTATAACACATTATTTGAACGGTGTTGCAGATGGTTCTGGCACACTTAGTACTAGTATATCAACGAATAATCCTTTTACGATTGGCAACGGCCATGACTATACGAGCGAAGCATTTAGTGGAAATATTGCTGCAGTAAAGGTTTACAATAAATCGCTGACTGCAACGGAAGTTAAGCAAAACTATAACGCAGTGAAAGAACGTTTCTTAGGTTATCAAGCTCTTACTTATGTAAATAGTAGTAATATTACAGTGACTAATAATGGAACAGACGCAGTAACATTTACTAAAAACGCCGACAACAATAGTTGGAATGGACAAGCATATACTACTGAAGCATTCACTGCGCCATGTACAATTGAATTTAGTAAGTTAGCGGCTGATGGAGATAATGGCGCATCATATGCAATGATAGGTTGGAACGTTGATCCTACTACAGATTCTAGTTATGGCTCTATAGATCATGCTTCATATCCATATACGAAAAACAATTATCACATCTATAATAATGGCGCTGGCCTTGGCACGGGATTGACGTGGGATTCATCTAAAAAATTCTATTTAGTGTATGATACTGATGGTTATATAAGACATTATAACGGAGATAAACTTCTTTATAGCGCAAACTATGGGACTGGAAATACGGTTTATGTTGATATGAGTTTATATAATACTGATACGACGTTTGGCAAGTTTAGCGATGTAAGAGTATGCAGAAGATCTTGGAATGGTTCGAGATACATATAAGAGGAAACGATGTCACATTTTGCAAAAGTTGAAAACGGAATAGTCACGCAAGTTATTGTTGCAGAACAAGACTTCATTAATTCTGGTGCTGTAGGAGATCCTTCCACTTGGGTTCAGACATCTTATAATACTCAGAGTGGAGTTCATCTTGGTGGTGGCCAACCATTTAGAAAGAATTACGCTGGCATTGGATATTCATACGATCCAGTTCGTGATGCATTCATTCCTCCAAAATTATTCAATAGTTGGATTCTTCAAGAAGATACTTGTATGTGGATGCCACCATTCCCAAGACCAGAAGATGACAAGTACTATGTATGGGATGAAGAAACAGTATCATGGCTTGAAACCGTATCCATTCTTCCAGTAGGAGATATGTAATGGGTGTATTTGCAGGTGCTAACACTGGTCTTAATAGCGACTATCATATCCACGTTTATACGTCATCAGGCACGTTTACACCTACGTTTACAGGAACTGTAGAAGTTCTTTCTGTAGGAGGTGGAGGTGGAGGCGGTATGGACATGGGTGGCGGAGGAGGAGGCGGAGGCGTAGTATCTCACACTTCGTACTCAGTAACTGCTGGTGTACCCATTACGGTAACAGTTGGTGCTGGTGGAGCAGGTGGACCATCAGGTATAGGATACTATAGTCTTAATAACGTCCAATTCCCTTGGCCATCTACTGGCGGTCAACCCGGAAGTCATCAATTTACAGTAGGTGCATCACCAGGATCTAACTCTTCACTAGGAGTAAACTTAATATCTGATGGAAATTTCAGAAGTGGAATTGCTGGATGGGGAGGATACAATTCAAGTATATCATACCATAATAGTAATAGCCTAAGATCAGTTTCTAGTTCAGGTAATCCTGCAGGTGTCATATATTATTTTAGTACAGTCGTAGGTCAAGTTTATTATTACAAAGCAACTGTTTCCCAATCTGGTGCTATAACTAATGATGCAAGAATTCAAATAAGCGGAATAGGATTAATAAATTCTACAGGTCAATCTACTACTTCAGAAACTAAAACGATATATGATAGTTTCACTGCAACAAGTACTACACACATATTAGAAATATTGTTATACAATTCCCAGTCTGGCGCTATTCTAACTATAGATGATGTAGAAGTTTATCCAGTGTCGTCTAGTATAGTTTCATATGGAGGTGGTCTTGGTGGAAGTTCATATTTCGGTTATACTCCAAACTACGGGTATGGTGGCATAGGAGGTTCTGGAGGAGGAGCGTCTGGCTATTCTGATGGTAATACTGGAAGAGGCGCTGCTGTAAGAACTAATATTACAGGTGGTGGAACTGGATATGGAAATGCTGGTGCTGGTAGCATAGGCCAATACTACGCCGGTGGCGGAGGAGGCGCGGGAGGTGCTGGTTCAGTTAATCCTGGAAACGGTGGTCCCGGAATTTTAAATAGAATTCTTGGTCAAGATTATTACTGGGCTGGAGGTGGCGGTGGCGCTGGACATAGTGGTGCTGCAGGTACTGGTGGCATTGGTGGCGGTGGCGGTTCTGCTCCTTGGGGCGGTGGCGCAGGTTCAGGCGCTGCAGGTGGTGCTGGATATAAAGATGGTTATAGAGGCGCTGATGGTTACGCAAACTATCAAGGAGCTCCAGGCGGAGATGCTGGCGCAAATACTGGTGGAGGTGGCGGTGGCGGATCTCACTACAACTTAAATAATAAAGGTGGTAATGGTGGATCTGGCGTAGTCATTATAAGATATCCTAGATCATCTGGATCATACTCATCTACTAATCAAGGCACGTTCACAAATTCTTCAATGATTCTTGGTCTTGACGCAGGAAATAGAAAATCATGGGGTGGTATTGGCGAAGAGCGTGCTCAAGGCATTCTTCCTACATTTGGAAACTGGAATGGTTTAACTGGAACATCTGTGGCATATACTCCACAGACTGGTAGAAATGGTAAAGGTGTTTATTTAAACATCACTGCAGCAAACGGTGGTGGCGTCAACTGGTGGTATAGTGCTCGTGGTCAAATGCCATGTTTATCAAGCACTCAGTATATTATTAGTGCTAAAATTAAGTATGTCAATACCCCATCAGTTAACTTGTTTTATGTTCGTCAACAAAACTCTGGCGGATCGCAAACTTCTGAAAGTGGAAAGTACACCTCTGGGCAACAGATTGACATAGGCAACGGATACTATTTAGCTTGGGCTATATTTACTACTGACTCTACTGCTACATCATTCTATGTTCATGGATATGAATATCAGAATAATCAAATATGGTTAGAAGATCTTCAGGTGAAACAATATGGTATTGCAGACTTGAGTCCTATGGGTAACGACTATAATATTGTTGGAAGTCCAGCATTTACACCTGGCGCATTCACATTCAATGATTCAATTTCATTTACGCGAAGTGGAAGACTTAAAGGTGCTAGTTCGAATTGTAGTATTGTAATGCTATATAAAACTACAGATACCCAAGAACTATGGGTGCAAGGGAATACCACTAGTTTTTATGTAAGTGCTTCTTCGTCTAATAACTATTATCATGGTGGCGCCGGATCACCTACTAACTTTGTAGACCTCGCTACAGTTGTAAGACCGGACAGTCCTGTCAATTACAAAAATGGTGCGTATCATATGTGGGAAGCTAAGAACGTAGACCTTGCAAATGGAAATTTCGATTCGACATCTTGGTTTGGATATCCTTCTGGTTGGCAATTAAGTAATGGCACTGTGGTTGCTATATATGTTTTCAATAAAACTCTTAGCGCTGCAGAGTCAGCACAACTCTTCTATTCGTTCCGTGGACGACTTGGAATCTAATAAATATAGAATAAAGTCATAGGACATTAAATGGCACACTCAGATAAGAACATAGTAATTACGCCGAACATAGGTTCGACAACAGCTGATCCGCGGATTATATTCTCGGGAGCTGACGCTTCGTCTGCAGCGCAAAACATTACTCTTCAGGCCTATCCTACTAACTCAGGTACGCTGAGTTTTGAAGGTTCTGCTGGACAGTTATTCAGTATTACCAACTCAATGTCAGGTACTATCTTTAGTGCTAACGACGTTTCGGGTATTCCTTCTATAGAAGTACTTGATACTGGTGTCGTAAAGCTTGCTCAGTATAATGGTTTAGTTGGTATTGGAACTGCAGACTTTGCTTATATTGCTAGTGACAATTCTCCACTAGTAGGCAGTATGACTAATAACAAGTTATACGTTAATGGATCTATTCAACTACTTGGAAACAACGATTCTATCAACTTTGGTCGTGGCACTGGCACGTTCTTAAAAGACGAAGAAATTGGTTTTGGTTGGGGTTCTGGTTTACATATGATAGATGGCTCTTATCTTCGTATAAGAAATAATATTTCGCTATATAGTACTGGCGATATGCGTGCATCTATGTTTTATGATAGCAACGACAGCGGATATTATGTAAATCCAAATGGTGGTTCTTTCATAAGTTCTCTGCAAACGGCTGGTGATATTACAGTAGGTAATGGTTCGTCATCTAACATTTATATGACTGACACCGACAATACGACACGCCGTATTCACTGTAACAGCAATCAGATTGGTTTCTTAAATAGTAGCAATGGTTGGGGTGCGTATTGTGATAATTCCGGTAACTGGTATGCAAACAATATCTCTGGATCTACTAGTGGCACAAACACTGGTGATCAAACATCTGTTAGTGGTAATGCCGGCACTGTTGGTGGATTTACGCCATCTGCCTCATCTGGTACAGCAAACCGTGTTGTTGTAGCAGATGCAAATGGATACATATTCAATAGCTACTTCAACTCGACTGACGACACAACTACAGCAACATTGACCTATATTATGGGAAAGTTTGGAGATAATTATCTTCGTTCTGCTTCAGCCGCAAAGGTAGCAACTTTCATTTCTGGTCAGACGATGAGCATTGCAGGAGCATCAACATCTGTTGCAGGTCTTACACTCAACAAAGATTCAGTTCCTATTAATCCAAATGACGTTACACAAAATCAAATTGGCTATAATACTTCTGTAAGTCTATTTGGTCAAACTGATGGCGGTTTATATTCATCAGCACATTCATCTAGTTGGATTCATCAAATTTACGGTGATTTTAGAACAGGCCAAATTGCAATACGTGGTAAGAACAGTGGTACTTGGCAAGCATGGCGTCGGGTAGTAGACGAATCTAATTATTCTTCAATAGTAACTACTGTTAGCGGTTCATCAGGATCTTGTTCTGGTAATGCTGCAACAGCTACTCGAGCTGCTGGTAACTTTTATATCGACACAGCATGTGGTAGAGGTGTTGTAGGACTCTATGATTCATATCGCTATCAAGGTGTGTTTGCTATGGGTGATTCATACAAACTTGCTGATAATGGAACTACTACTGGTAATTTATATGGACTAGCATGGTCGCATCCTAACGCTGGTGGTGCTGCAGGTAACTTAACTGACCACGGACTTCTAGTTATCAATAATGGCGTATTTAAATGCGCTATCTCAAACTCTATCGTAGCATCAGGTAATATCACTGCGTTCTCAGATGAACGCCTAAAGACTAACTGGCGCGATATGCCAGAAAATTTTGTTGCTCGCTTAGCTCAAGTTAAAGTTGGTATTTACGATCGTACTGATGAAGAAGACTCAACACAAGTCGGTGTCTCAGCGCAGTCGCTACAGAAACTATTACCACACGCAATTATGACAGCTAAAGATGATATGCAGACATTGTCTGTTAATTATGGTGGAGCGTCTCTTGCATCTGCAGTAGAACTTGCAAAAGATAACGTAGAACTTCGTGCAAGAATTGAAAAGCTAGAAGCATTAGTGCAGTCACTATTGAGTAAGGAATAATATGAGCAATTTTATTAATGATTTAGAACACGTTTGGAAAGTAACAGGAATGAAGTCATCTGAAATAGGTGACAAATCTGGAGTGATTGTTCAAACGTATTGGACAAAGACTAGTACTGATATCAATGGAAAGTCAGGCACGTTTAAAGGTGCTACGCCATTTACTCTTAAAGAAGATTCTGAATTTATTCCTCTTAGTCTATTAACAGAAGAGACTGTAGTGGAATGGATCAAAGCATCAATACCTACACATTTAGAACTGCACATGGCAGAAATTATTGCACGACAAATTGATGCACAATACGCTCCATCTGTCGTGGATATAGAGTTACCTTGGAATGCAGTAGAAGAAGTTGAACCAACCGAAGAACAGCACGTGGAACCCGTGTCAAATCCCGATAATAAATAATAGAATAACATAGGGTTCACAGATGTCTTTCGAAATAGTCGGCAATTATCAGAAGCATGGATATTCGCTTCCATCACAGGTTGACAATGATAACGTTCCTGCTGTAAGCGGATACATCTATCGTTATCCGCGTGACGTGGCATATGGCGGTGACAAGTGGAATAATAAAACATCACTTTTAACTATGTACGCGGGCCAATTTGATGATACGTATTCTACAACCCCAGTACCAATAGGATTTGATTGGGGTTGGAATGGTGCTACGTATAACCAATGGCATTTAAATACTAACGGAATGATGTTATTTACTGCGACTAACGCAAGTACTATAGACGCTAATGCTCTTAACAATGGAATTGTTGCACATCACGGCGATCTTTGGTTTGAACCTGGAAAAGTTAATACAGCAAATGGATATTTCGAGACATGGTATGGGCTGCCATCTTGGTATGCAGTAACTGGTGGTGCGGCTGGCAGTTATGTAGACTATTTTCCAGGTAATTTTAACTCAAATTCTATTGTATGCGAAAACTATAATGGCTTTGTAAGATTTAGATATACTGGTACTGCTGACTTTAATCCTACTATAGAAATACTTGGCTATATTGATACTAATAATGTGTATCAACCTCAGAGTGCAGGCCCTGGACAAAGTGGTTACGACAATTATAAATACGTAGTTTCATCGCAGAGTGGTGATTATTCTGCATTTGGAAACTTATATAGTTTCCCATTGAAGGCGTACAATGACGGAATTGTCACAAACATTCCGTGGAGCAGTATGCAAAAAATACGCGTAAAATATATGGGAGGTTCTAGGCAAAATGCAAGCACGCATGCGCTTTGGGATTATAATAAAAGTTGGGTGGACAATGGCGTAACTCATTATTATTATAGTGTCGTAGTATATTGCAGTCATTATTCTAACAAATTCGCTGATGCTAGTTATAGAATATCGTTATATAAAGCTGGAGCTTCTCAAAGATTTTCAATTTCTCTAGTTAATGATAGGACTATACGCAATAATCGCTATGTATCGCAAGGTGCTAAATGCGGTCCATATCCTTGGATTGCGTCAGAGAGTATAACTTTAGGAGCTAAAGCTAACTGGTGTGAACAGAGTTGGTACTCTGAAAACAATGGATTGACATGGTTTAAATATGCTCCAGGCGGAGCAACTGTGTTCTCAACTATGACACAAATGGGTCCTCCACAAACTGAATGGAGAACTAGTAACGCGACAATATCACACATAAACGCTAAACTTGATCCTGCTTCAAATTATACTTATTTTTATTATGGTAGTAACACAAATTTTCCTATTAACTACTATGATTATTTCTTAACTCCTACTCCTAATGCTCAAGGGTATACATTAGGAATCGGAGTTATAACAGCAATGCAAAATATACTAAATAATCCTGGACCAGTACCACAAACTGAAGCAAGAGTACAAGCACTTTTAAATCAGACTTACAGTACTGGTGGTAAATCTTCGCCAACGTTTTCTTTTAAAGACGTCAACGTCGATGGCGCTTTTGATCAAACAGATATTACTGAATTGCGTAGTTTCATCACCGGGCGGGCGCAAGTTAATGACACAGATACTACTCTTTCTTATCAAAGAATACTTGTCTTATTAGTAGAAAATGCTAATACTGATGGTTCTATAGCATCATTTGTGTCAGGAAATTTTTTAATACCAAACAGAAGTAGATGGGGATATGCGTGGGATAATCAATGGGTATTACCTGGTGTTAAAGGAGTTCCTCCTATCAAAGCAAATTTATCTACGCAAATGTACGCTGGACTTGGATCAGTTGCTAAAAATACTATAGTGCCACTGAATGGAACGTATATTGCAAATCAAGTTGGCGCAACAAATAATAATGATTTTTATTAAGGAAACATATGGAAATAAAATATGAAATGCATCTTGGTAATTTGCATACACTAAGAAAAGTTAATGAAATGACCGACGTAGTAGTAGCTATAGAGTATACATATTCTGGATCTACAGTGATTGATGGATTTGGATATGCGCATGGTATCACTCGTGCTGCTACAGTATTAAAGAACGTAGAAGATATTAATGGTGATAACATTATAGATTTTAATGACATTAGTCGTGATACTGCTTTAGAATGGGTGAATGCCACTTTATCAGAGTTTGATATACTATCAATGCAAAACACTATTAAATCTCATATAGAAAATCAATCCGTATACGCTGTAAAAACTGCACCATGGATTAGAATATATGTGCCTGATGCGCCACCTCAAGATACTCAACCACTTAACTACAAAGAGTAAAACATGGCTGTAACAACACGAACAGGTCTTATTGAGTATTGCCTAAGAGAATTGGGCGAACCAGTAGTAGAAATCAACGTTGATGAGCAGCAGGTTGAAGATCGCGTTGAAGAAGCTATCGAGTTTTTCCGTCAATATCATTATGATGGCGTTGAAAAAGTTTATTTGAAACACTTAGTAACACAAGACGATGTTAATCAAAAATCAATTCCAATAAGCGATTTGGTTTATGGTGTTACTAGAGTGTTTCCTATTGCTGCAGGAACTTCAACATCGAAATCTATTTTTGACTTGCAATATCAATTGCGTTTAAACGATTTATATGATTTGACATCTACATCTGTAATCTATTATTCGATGGTGATGTCTCACTTAGCATTGTTAGACTTAACGCTGAATGGTCATCCTTTATATCGTTTCAATCGTTTAACTAATAGACTTTACATTGATGAAAACTGGGTTGAGAATATTTCCACAGGAACATATGTTTTAGTAGAATGCTATCGCGCTTTGGACCCAGCAACTGCACCAAGAATGTATAACGACACTTGGTTAAAACATTATACAACTGCACTTATCAAGAAGCAATGGGCGACTAACCTTAAGAAGTTTAGCGGAATGTCACTTCCAGGTGGAGTTACAATCGATGGCGATAAGTTATATCAAGAAGCCAAAGACGAAATCGAAAAGTTAGAACAAGACATGATTAGCAAATCAGCTCCTTTAGAATTCATGATGGGATAAGATGCCAAACGTCTATTTCACACACGGAACTAAGAATGAACAGTATCTTCTCGAAGATCTGATCATCGAGTCCATATCGATCTGGGGTCAGGAATTTTATTATATTCCTAGAACTCTTGTAGCTAAAGACGATATCTTTGGTGAGGATAGACTTTCTCAATTCAAAAATGCTTATAACATCGACATGTATCTCGAGAACGTTGATGGATTTGAAGGTCAGGGTGCTTTCATTCAGAAGTTTGGATTGATGATGGAGCAGTCAGCAACTCTCACAGTTGCTCGTAGATCTTGGGAAAGATTAGTTGGTAAGAATGGCACTGCTGTTATTCCTAATCGTCCTGCTGAAGGTGACCTACTTTACTATCCTTTGACAAAAGGCTTGTTTGAAATTAAGTTTGTTGAGCATCAAGATCCATTCTATCAATTAAAGAAACTATACGTATATCGTCTTCAAGTCGAATTGTTCCAGTATAGTTCAGAAAAGATTGATACTGGCATCGAGGCAATCGATGTCTTTGAAACTCTTAAGACATTCGATGTTACACAGCAAACTGATATCGATGTACCAGATTCGTATGGTAACAATAACGAATTTAAGAAACAGGCGATTGATGTGGTGTTCAATAACAATAACCCATTCGGAGATCTTGTTATCACTCAATTGACGGCTGATACAAGTATCATTCGTGCAGACTCAACAATTATTACGACGGATAGACAATAATGGCAAAACAAGTTATAGGAATTGGTACAAATCCTAACGATGGTAATGGTGATCCATTACGTACCGCTTTCACAAAAGCTAATAGTAACTTCACTGAGTTATACAACATTGCAGCAAGTCCTTACGTATTGCCTACTGCAAGTGGTAACATTCTTGGTGGCGTTAAGATTGGTAATAACATTTCTATATTCAACGGTGTTATTTCTGTAGCTTCGCAAGTCCAACCAGATTGGAATGCTACTACAGGTCTTGGCGTTATTCTCAATAAACCTAATGACAACGAATTAAAGAGCGGTGCATTCACTGTTCTATTAGATAGTCAAGGCGTCTTAAATACTCCAAACAACATTAGACTTACTGACCAACGACAAGTTGAATCACTTAATGCTAACGTAAATAATGGTGGCGGCGGAGTTGGACGAGTAGGTTGGTTCACACATCCAAATCCAGCATTTAGCGATGGCGCTAATACTAGAGTTTGGGGTTTAGATACTCCAGGTAGTGTTGCAATTCGTGTTAACGATGGATCAAACCAAACGGGAAAGTATTGGCTATTTGGTAAAGATGGAAATTTAATATTGCCAGCAGGTGGAACTATTCGTGACACTTCTGGAAATGATAGAGCAAGTTATACTGTAGTTCCTGTTCCAACAACTAGTAGAGGAGTTCCTGGAGATCGTCCTGGTATGTGGGCGTTTGATTTGACATATGCATATTATTGTGTTGCATATTATGATGAGTTGATTCCACTAGCACATATTTGGAAACGTATTGCTTGGTCTGCAGATACTTGGACAGCATAATAAATGTTAAACAATAACGTATTCTATCACGCCATAACTCGAAAGATTATTGTCGGGTTTGGCACGCTGTTTTCTAATATTCGCATTGAACGTAAAGATGCTGGTAACTTGCAACAACAAGTTATTGCAGTGCCTATTGCGTATGCTCCAAAAGAAAAATGGCTTGTTAGAATTGAACAAGACACTAGTCTTGAAAATCATACATATACTTCACTTCCTCGTCTATCTTTTGAGATCACGGGTATGTCCTATGATCCAACACGTAAGACTAACCGTATGAACTATATTACATGTGGTGATGGTCTTACTAATAACTTAAAGCGAGTGTATGCTCCCGTTCCTTGGAATATTGATATATCACTCTATTGTTTAACAAAGACTCAAGAAGACGCGCTACAAATTGTAGAACAGATTCTTCCATACTTTTCTCCAGAATATACGCTTTCTATTAAAGCTGTTCCCGAGACAAACGTAATTGTTGACATTCCTATTATTCTTGAAAGTGTTTCTATTCAAGATGACTATGATGGTGATTTTACTCAACGTAGATTTGTGACTTACACGATTAACTTCACGTTAAAGGCCAACTTCTATGGTCCTGTTGATGATGGTGGAATTATTAGTAAGACTTTCGTTGATGTAAATAATACTACACCAACTCCGGAACCCGCAATGTCTTCATATGCTGCAACCGGTAACGTAACAACTGGCGATGTATCTAGCGAAAGTTGGACAAATTTTTAATACATGAATGATAACCTGAAATTTTATAATTCGAATTCTAACCTGAAGAGTGCCGGTCAAAAGATTGGATTCACGCAGGAACAACTTAACGAGTATCTGAAATGCGCTGAAGATCCAATCTATTTCATTAACAATTATTGTCATATTATTACGCTAGATCACGGTCTTCAGAAGTTTAAATTATTCCCATGTCAGGTTAATAAGATTAACGTAATCCATCGTAACCGTATGGTTATATTGATGGAAGGACGTCAGCAAGGTAAGACCACTACTTCGGCTGCATATATTTTATGGTACACTATTTTCCAAGATGCTAAGACTGTTGCTATCCTTGCTAACAAAGCTTCGGCAGCACGAGAAGTTCTTGATCGTTATCAAATCATGTACGAATCGCTTCCAAAGTGGATGCAACAGGGTGTTGTTACTTGGAACAAAGGTGACGTTGAGCTTGAAAATTTATCTAAAGTTTTTACAGCAGCTACTACTACTTCTGGTATTCGTGGTAAGACAGTTAACATGCTTTATATCGATGAAGCCGCTATTATACCTAATAACATTGCTGATCAGTTCTTTGCTTCTGTGTATCCTACGATTTCGTCTGGTTCTGATACGAAGATTCTTTTAAGTTCTACTCCACTTGGTTACAATCATTTTTGGAAATTCTGGAACGATGCCGATAAAGGCCGTAATGGATTCGTAAATCTATTCATTCCTTATTGGGAAATCCCTGGACGTGATAAAGCTTGGGCTGACAATCAGCATAGATTGCTAGGAGATTTGAAGTTTAACCAAGAGGTCTTATGTAAGTTCCTTGGTTCTAGTCTCACTTTGGTATCTGCAAACTCTATTGCTCAGATGTCAGCTGGCGACATCATCTATCAAAAAGATGGATTAGATATATACGAAAAGCCTATTCGCACAGATCCTATTGAAGGAACTATTGAACGAGCATATGCTCTGGTTGCTGATACCGCAAAAGGTGTTGGTGGAGACTATTCAGCTTTCGTAGTTATTGATATGACAGAACTGCCTTATCGCGTAGTTGCTAAATATAGAGACAATAAGATTAGTCCATTGCTATACCCATCAGTAATCTATAAGGTTGCTACCGAGTATAACAAGGCGTATGTATTGATTGAAATTAACTCATCAGAACAAGTTGCAGATATTCTCTACAATGAGTACGAGTATGATAATTTAATTATGGTAAATAGATCTGGAGATGGTCAAGTAATCTCGGGTGGATTTGGTGGTGGAAGAACTCAACTAGGCGTTGTCACAGATAAACGAGTGAAACGTATTGGTTGTTCTAACTTCAAGACTTTGGTCGAAGAAAAGAGACTTCTTATTCCAGACGCCGATATTATTTCGGAAATTTCTACATTTATTCAAGTCAAGAATTCATTTGAAGCCGATGAAGGCTATCACGATGACCTAGTAATGCCATTAGTTCTATTCTCTTGGGCTACGACTAACACGTATTTCAAAGAATTGAGTAATATAAATATTAGACAAGTGATATATGAAAACCAAATGAAAATGATTGAACAGGAATTAACTCCTTTTGGTTTCTTTGACGATGGACAACAGCAAGAAGATCTAGCAGGCCTGGAACTTCTAAAATAATAAATATAATTAGACAATCTTGTTCTAACGATATAATAACTCTCAAGGAGAATCACAATGCCTTTTGCACTATCTCCAGGCGTAACAGTAATCGAGAAAGACTTCTCATCTATTATTCCTGCAGTCTCAACATCAGCTGGCGCATTTGCCGGTCGATTCCAATGGGGCCCAGTTGCACTGCCAACTACTGTAACATCTGAAGATGTTCTAGTACAAAACTTTGGTCAACCAACCGACTCTAATTATAAATCATTCTTCACAGCCGCTAACTTTTTAGCATATACTAATAACCTAATCGTTAACCGTATTGATAACTCCGGTTTGCGTAATGCTGTTTCTGCAGCTGCTGGTGAAATCGTAAGTGTTACATTTGCAACTGGTGGTTCTGGTTATAAAGTAGCTCATGATGCACAAGCAGTTATTTCTGCTCCTACGACACCAGGCGGTGTCACTGCTACTGCTCAAGTAATTCTAGCTGGTAGCGCTGTGTTGGAATTCAGTGTCACAGGTGGTTCTGGTTATAGCCAGAGCAGTCCTCCAGAAATTATCGTTTCTGCTCCAGAATTAGATGGCGGTCAACGTGCAGAAGCTGTTGCAACAGTTAGTGCACAAGGTGTTATCACTGCTGTTGCTCTTGTTTCTGGCAAAGCAGGTTCAGGTTATTTAACTGCTCCTACAGTTCAGATCGTTGGTACAAACCAAACTGCTACAGTAACTGCTGTTATCGCATCGTCTTTCAGTGTTGCTGCTGTTAAGATTACTAATGCTGGTTCAGGTTATGTTTCTGCACCATCAATCTCTATCACTGTAAGTAATGCAGGTCAATTGGGTAGTCCAGTTGCTCCAACATCTTTAGCTGCTAACGTTGCACCTTCTCTTGGCGTTAAAATCAAGAATGCAGAACAATACCTAGATCAATTCCGCGACTATCAGACTTCAGTTTATGGTATGTTTGCTGCTAAGTATCCAGGAACTTTGGGTAATGGTATTCAAGTTATCTTAGTTGACAATGCAGTATTTACATGGGCAACAATCAATCAGTCTAGTAATGATACTGCTAAGTTGATTATCAACTCATTCTCTTCAGCTCCTAGTTCATCTGGTCAAGCTGCTGCAAAGAATATTGTTAACGACGAAGTTCACGTATTAGTTTTAGATACTGTTCGTGGAACATGGACGGGCGTTCCTTCACAAGTTCTAGAAAAATTCACATTCTTATCTAAGATTCGTGGTGTTACTCGTGGTGATGGTACTAACGTTTATTACCGTGATGCTATTAACTCTTCTTCTAAGTATATTTGGATTTTAAATACTCCATCTGCAAGTCAAGTTAACGACATTCAAAACATTGATTGGAATGAAAACATTGATTCTATCGCAGTCAATGCAAACTTGCGCGATCTAAAATCTATAGCACAGACAATTACTTTGTCTGGTGGCCAAGATTATAGCACTGTTACTGATGGTGATATCCTTAGTGCTTATACTCAATTCAATAACGCTGAATTATATGACATCTCTCTAGTTGCAACTGGCGATGCTAGTGCAGCTCTAGCAAGTAACATTATTAATGGTGTTGCTGAAGTACGTAAAGATTGTGTTGTATTCGTATCTCCACGTAATACGGATGGTTCACCTATCGTTGCAACTGGCGATGCTGGTGTTGCTGCAATCAGATCATTCAAGGCTGCTGTAACTAATAGTACATATGCATTCATGGATTCTGGCGCTAAGTACCAATATGATCGTTACAATGACGTATATCGTTGGATCCCATTGAACGGTGACATGGCTGGTCTATGTGCTCGCACAGATTACACTTCAGATCCTTGGTTCTCTCCAGGTGGTTTCACACGCGGTCAAGTTAAGAGTGTTGTTAAACTTGGTTTCAATCCAGGTCAAACAGAACGTGATAACTTGTACAAAGAAGGTGTTAACCCAGTTGTTACATTCCCAGGACAAGGTACAATCCTATTTGGTGATAAGACATTCACTTCTAAACCAAGTGCATTCGATCATATCAACGTACGTCGTCTATTCATTGTACTTGAAAAAGCTGTAGCAACTGCTGCTAAGTTCCAGTTGTTCGAATTCAACGATGACTTCACACGTGCTCAGTTCCGTAACTTGGTAGAACCATTCCTACGTAACGTTCAGGGACGTCGTGGTATTGTGGACTTCCGCGTTAAGTGCGATTCAACTAATAATACTGGTGAAGTTATTGACCGTAATGAGTTCGTAGCTAGCATCTTCATTAAGCCAAATCGCTCTATTAACTTCATTACCTTGAATTTCGTTGCTGCACGTTCTAGTGTAAGCTTTGACGAAATTGGTGGTTAATTCATAAGGGGAGAGGGTAACCTCTCCCAGTTGAATAAATAAAAGAATAAAGGAGTCATTTAATGGCAAACATTTCCGATTTTAAGGCCCAGCTTACTGGTGGTGGCGCACGTGCCAACCAGTTCAGAGTTGGATTGTCTTTCCCATCTTTCGTTACGTTAGGTATTGTTGCAGGCGTTCAAGCACAGTTCTTGTGTAATGCCGCTCAATTGCCAGCTTCTACTATTGAACCTATCAACGTTCTTTATAGAGGTCGTCCAGTTAATTTTGCTGGCGAACGTACATTCGCACCTTGGACTATCGCAATCTATAACGATACGAACTTCAACATTCGTAACGCTCTAGAACAATGGTCTAATGGTATTCAAAATAATGGTGCTACAACTGGTATCACTAACCCGTTGAACTATCAAGTTGATTTGTCTGTTGATCAGTTAGACCGTAATGGTGCTACTGTTAAAACATATAAATTCGTTGATGCTTTCCCAACAGAAGTTGGTGATATTCAATTAGGTTACGATCAAGGTAATGCTATCGAGACATTCAACGTAACATTCTTATATAACTATTGGACATCCAATACTTCTACTAATGCTGGAAGTGGTTTCAGTTTGAATGGTACTATCAATACTCCGGTTGGTTCTTTCCCAATCTAATTATAAGTAATACATAATGCAAATATTTGGTTTTGAGTTTCAGCGTAAAAAGAAACCTCAACAAGCAACCGTAGTTCCGCCATCTGCGGATGATGGATCTACGCTTGTTTCTTCGAATTCTACTGGCTATTACGCTCAAGTGATGAGTTTAGAAACTACGATTAAGAATGAAAACGATCTTATTCGTAGATATCGTGAGATAGCGCAGTACCCAGATACGGACAGCGCTATTGATGATATCACCAATGAAGCTATTGTAGCAGATTCAGATGAACCTTCAGTTAAGATTATTCTTGATGATCTTAAAGTTTCATCTGCTATCAAAACAAAAATTAGTAATGAGTTTACTAATATTATGAATATCTTGAAATTCGAAACTAAAGGTCATGACATCTTTAGAAATTGGTATATTGACGGAAGAGCCTATTACCAAATTCTAGTAGATGAAAATAATCCTAAGACTGGGATTGTTGAATTGCGTGAAGTAGACCCACGTAAGATTCGTAAAATTAAGAACGTCAATAAAGAAAAGAATGCTAATGGCGTTGAGATCGTTAAGAGTATTGAAGAATATTACTTGTATAACGATAAGGGAATCACAGAATCTGGTACTCAAGGTATTAGGCTTCCACTTGATTCTATCATTTATGTGCCATCAGGAGTTATGGATAAGAACTCCGGCATGATGTTAAGTCATCTTCACAAATCAATTAAGATTGTTAATCAGTTGAAGATGATGGAAGATGCGTTAGTCATCTATCGCATTTCTCGTGCACCAGAACGTAGAATTTTCTATGTTGATGTAGGTAACCTACCAAAATTAAAAGCGGAACAGTATGTCAATGACATCATGAATAAGTTCCGTAACAAGATTGTTTATGACGCGACTACTGGTGAAGTTCGCGATGATCGTAAACACATGTCTCTAATGGAAGACTTCTGGATGCCACGTCGTGAAGGCGGTAAAGGTACAGAGATTACTACACTTCCAGGTGGACAAACTCTTGGACAGATTGAAGATATTGAATACTTCCAGAATAAGTTATATCAATCGTTGAATGTTCCTGCATCTCGTTTGCAGAAGACTGATGGATTTAACCTTGGTCGTTCATCTGAAATTACTCGTGATGAAATTAAGTTTACTAAATTTGTTGCTCGTATTCGTAAAAAGTTTACGGCACTATTCTTGGAATCACTTAAGACTCAGTTAGTACTAAAAGGTATTTGTACTATCGAAGACTGGGAAGAATTTGCGATAGGTATTAGATTTGACTTCTTAAGAGACAATCACTACAGTGAACTTAAAGACGCTGAATTAATGCAAGGTCGTTTAAACATTCTTACAATGATTGATCCATTCGTAGGTAAATACTATTCTCCATCTTATGTTAAGAGACATGTTCTTCGTCTTGACGATGACGAAATTCAATCGATGGAAGCCGAAAACGAAGAACATAATAACTCACAACTTGCAGATGAGTTAATGAAACAACAAGCTCAAGGTGAAGTACAGAATCAAATCGCTGCTAGCGCTCCACAACCTAAAGGAAATTAAAATGAATACACGTGAATTAGTTGATGCGTTGATCGCCGGCGATTCTATTGCAATTGAAAATACATTCAACGGTGCGATGTCACAGAAAATTTCATCTGCACTAGATGATTATAGAATTGAAGTTGCTCAGAAAATGTTTAACGCTGAAACAGAAGAACCAACGGATGCTAACGCTACAGAAGCTTAAAGGCAATTTGCTTGAACGCACTGGTCTTCTCGATAGTTTTAGTTATCGAGAAGGTTCTGTAGCTATAGGTAAAGAATTTGAAATCTACGTTAATGGACAACCTCTTAATGTAGAAGTAAAGAGTTTAGAAGAAGCAAGAAGTTACGCCAAGACAGTAATCGATACTAGAATTATTTTACAAGACATTAATACATTAATACCTGAAGAAAAAGTCGCAAACATAGTAAGAAAATATCACAATATAGACAAGATAACAGATACATTAGTTGAGTCATATTTAGAACTTGCTTCTTCTAACATATTTTCAGTAGATCCAGTAATCACCGAGATGAAAGAAAATTCATCTTACTTTGCTGGAAAATTAGAGTATAGATTAAATGATGGTAGTATAGTTGCTATCAGCGAAGACACTCAGCATCTTTTGAACGATCTACTAAGTGATAAATATCAAATAGTAGAATACATGCGTGAGTCTAAAAACAATTTCATGCACGTATTAAAAGAACTCGGGGAATAAAATGGCAAAGACAATTTTAAGAAAAACACCTCAAAAGGTTGCTGTAAAGATTCATGGAAGTGGTGTAACTGAAAACATTACATTAAATAGTGATCTATTGCACGATACTGAAACAGTTGTAGGAACACCAACAGTTAATATTGTTGGAATTCATTGGACAGGTGCAGCTGATGCAGTGGCAACTATTACTCGTAACAATGTACGCATTGCAACTTTACTTGGTGCAACTGGCGGTGAATTACTATTTGCTGATGCGGAATTCGTTGATACAGTAGAAAACACTTCTAACATTGCGGTTGTTACAACTAATCAAATGGAAGTATGGTTGCTTCTAAGAAAGCAATCTGGTTATTCATCTAAGATAGAAACAGCACAGTTCAGCGTTTATGATAACACTGCTGTAGTAGGAAGTTAATCATGTTTTTAATTAAAGAAACAGTTGAACAAACTAAATTCATTGTCGAGAATAAACTCGGCAAAGGTAAAGACTACTTCATTGAAGGTATCTTCCTTCAATCAGAATTGCAAAATCGTAATGGCCGCATGTATCCAGAGAAAGTTATGGATAAAGAAGTAGGTCGTTATATGGAATCTTTGGTTAAGCAGAATCGTGCATACGGTGAACTTGGCCATCCAGATACTCCATCCATTAACTTGGATCGCGTATCTCACCTAATCGTAGACCTTCGTAAAGAAGGTACTAACTACATTGGTAAAGCAAAGATCTTGGAAACTCCAATGGGAAATATTGCACGCGGTCTTCTAGACGGCGGCGCTAATCTTGGTGTTTCTAGTAGAGCGCTTGGCTCCCTTCAAATGAATAAGGAAGGTATACAAGTTGTTCAAGACGATTTCATGTTGTCTACTGCAGCAGACATCGTCGCCGACCCTTCAGCACCAGATGCATTCGTAAGAGGCATTATGGAATCTGTAGAATGGGTTTTTATTGATGGAAAATTTGAACAAAGACAGATAGAGGAGACTAAGAAGATGATTCAACGTACTCCATCTAAGAAATTAAATGAAGCCTCTATCGCGGCTTTTCAGAATTTTCTAAAGAATCTGAAATAAAAATTCGTATAAATAATTACAGAACTCATCCAGTTATAGGAGAACACGATGTCTATCGAACAAAAGATTGCTAGCCTTCTTGAAGAATCAAAGAAGTTGCAAGCAGAAGAACAAGAAATTGAAGGTTTAACTGAAGAAGAATTTAAAGCTCTTTCAGAAGAAGAACAAGCACAGTATGAATTAGATGAAGCATCTTCTTGCTACAAAAAGAAGATGGCAGAAGAAGTTCAGCCAGAAGAATTAACAGTAGACGTTTCTGAAGACGTCGCTGCTCTTATCAATGGTGAAGAGCTAACAGAAGAATTTAAAACTAAGGCAGCTACAATTTTTGAAGCAGCAGTAGTTACTCGTATCAAAGCAGAAATTGCTAAGATCGAAGAAGAGTTTGATACACAACTTGCTGAGCAAGTCGAGTCAATCAAAGAGGGTCTCGTTGAAAAAGTTGATGGATATCTCAACTACGTAGTTGAGCAGTGGATGACAGATAATGAACTTGCCCTTGAAAATGGTATGAAGACTGAAATCATGGAAAGCTTTGTTGCTGGCATGAAGGGTCTATTTGAGCAACATTACATCGATGTTCCTGCAGAAAAATTAGATGTTCTTGGCGATTTGCAAGAAGAAGCAGAGTCTACAAAGACTAAGCTTGACGAGCAATTAGCTGCTAACGTTCAATTGACTAAGCAGATTAATGAGATGAAACGTGTTGCGGAAATCGCCCAGTTCTCTGGCGATATGGCTGACACAGATGCAGAAAAGTTCCAAGGCCTAGCTGAAGAACTTGCATTCGAAGATGCAGAGTCTTTCAAGACAAAACTTCAAACCATCAAAGAAAATTATTTTGGTAAGAAGGTTTCAACAACTGTTGAGTCAGTTGTAACCGATGAGCCAGTGCTTCTTGATGAAGAAAAGAAAATCGACCCAGTAATGGCAGGTTATCTTAAAGCACTTGCAAAATAAACAAATCCACAAAGGAAATTAAAATGACTACACGTCCAGAGTTAGTAAAAAAGTGGGGCCCAATTCTTGAGTCCACTTCCGCTCCAGCATTTAAAGATGACTATCGTCGTCAAGTAACTGCTCAACTTCTTGAGAACCAAGAAAACGCTATGCGTCAATCCGCACAAGCTCTAAACGAAATCACTAACGATGGTGGTTCCGGTATTGCTCTAGGTGGCGCTGGTACAAACGCAAACATGGCAGGTTACGATCCAGTTCTAATCGCTATGGTACGTCGTGCAGCACCACAGATGATCGCTTATGACATCGCTGGTGTTCAGCCAATGACACAACCAACTGGCTTGATCTTCGCAATGAAGTCACGTTATACTGCTCAAAACCAAGGTGAAGCATTGTTCAACGAAGCAGACACCGGTTTCTCTAACAGTTCTGCTGATTCATCCGGTGCAGGTACACATGATGGTTCTAACCCAGTTTCTGGTTCTTATACAACTGGTTCTGCAATGTCTACAGCTAAGGCTGAAGACCTAGGCACTGGTACTGACTTCGGTCAAATGGCATTCAGCATCGAGAAGACTACAGTTACTGCTGGTACTCGTGCTCTACGTGCTGAGTACACAGTTGAATTGGCACAAGACTTGAAAGCAGTTCATGGTCTTGATGCTGAAGGTGAACTAAGCAACATTCTTTCCAGCGAAATCTTGAACGAAATCAACCGTGAAGTTGTTCGTAAAGTTTACACTGCTGCTAAAGTTGGTGCACAAGCTGGTACAGCAACTGCTGGTACTTTCGACTTGGACGTTGACTCTAACGGTCGTTGGTCTGTTGAAAAATTCAAAGGCCTAATGTTCCAAATCGAACGTGAAGCTAATGCTATTGCTCAGACAACACGTCGTGGCCGTGGTAACTTCATCATCTGTTCTTCCGATGTAGCTTCTGCATTGGCTATGGCAGGTGTTCTTGACTATGCTCCAGCATTGTCCACAGGTCTAAACGTTGACGAATCTAGCACAACTTTTGCTGGTGTTCTAAACGGTAAGTACAAAGTGTATGTTGATCCATACAGTGCTAACGCTAACGCTTCTAACGCAACACAATTCTTCGTTGTTGGTTACAAGGGTACTTCCGCTTATGATGCTGGTCTATTCTATTGCCCATACGTTCCACTAGAGAAAGTACGTGCTATTGACCCAGCAACATTCCAACCAAAGATTGGTTTCAAGACTCGTTACGGTATGGTTGCAAACCCATTCACTAGCTTGTCTTCTGGCACAAACATCTACTATCGCAAGGTAGCAGTTACAAACTTGATGTAATCAAGAAAAAGCCTACGTAAGATAGGTATTTTAAAGGGAGTCTTCGGGCTCCCTTTTTTGTTTTATAAATAACTATATGACTAATAGAACTCTTTCCTGTCCAATACCGAATAACTTAAATCCATTATCTCCTAATGGATACTTGTTTTCGCTTCAGCGTTTAAGCAGTTTAAGTTACTTCTGCCAAGAGGTATCACTACCCGCTATTACGTTGCCTGAAGCTACTCAGTTATCTCCATTGTCTAAGATTCCACTTGCTGGTGATCAGATAGAATTTGATACACTACGTGTGCAATTTCTTATTGACGAAAAGCTAGAGAACTATAAAGCAATTCACAATTGGATTATAGGTCTTGGATTCCCTGAAGACTATGGGCAATACACTGGTGTAATTTCTGCAGCATCTATTCCAGGAATGTCTGAGGTTGCTAACTCATCTTCAGATGCTACATTAGTTATTCTTGGCAATAACAACCAACCTATTCAAACAATTCAGTTCGCAGATTGCGTTCCCGAATCACTTGAATCGATTACATTCACCTCAACAAACCAAGACGTCCAATACCTTATTGGATCCGCATCATTTAGATACTCTTATTATAAATTTGTTTAAGTTCAACTGAACGGAATATATTATGACACTTGACGAGTTACATGATTTGTGGGACGAAGACTGTAAGATAAACGAAGATCACCTAGATCGCGAATCAGTCCGTACACCAAACCTTCACGCAAAATACCTACGATTTCTCATCCAGCATAAGATGAAGATCGCTGCGTTACACGCAGAATATAACACACTTCGCCAAAAGAAGTTTCGCTTCTATAGAGGTGAAATGGGACAAACAGAATTGACTGAGCTTAAGTGGAGTCAATGGCAAGGCACTAAACCATTAAAGAACGAAATGGATGAGTTCCTTCAAGGAGATCCAGACTTAAACAAGATCAATATTAAGTGTGAATATATAAAAGGTATGATTGAGGCTTTGGAAGCAATCCTTGGTCAGATCAAGTCAAGAGATTGGCAAATTCGTAATGCTATACAATGGAAGCAATTTGTTGCTGGTGGTTAATGATTAAAGTTGAAAAAGTCAATAATGTTCACATAAGGGTTTTCACAGACCCGTCTATCGCTCAGGAAATTTCAGAGTTCTTTACTTTCGAAATGCCAGGAGCAAAATTCACACCGCAATACCGAGCACGAATCTGGGATGGTAAAATTCGCATGTTCGACTTGCATCGTAAAACATTATATGTAGGTCTACTCAAATATCTACAATCTTTTGCTGAACGTAACGAGTATGAAATTGAATACTTAAACGAAGTAGAAGATAAGAACGATATAAGTGTA